AAATAAACATTCCGCCATACACTGGTGACAGAATTTATGAAGGTGATATTATTGGCGTTATTAATGCAAACAATAACAATGAAACAGATTATTTTGAAGTTACTGAAGATGTTCCTATTGGTGCAGAGGCAATTGCAGTTGTTCAAAAAGAAATTACCTATCCAATAAGCGAAGGTGATATACCAGTGTTTAAGAAAGGTGAGGTTACTGAATCAAACAAAGTACGTGCAGACCTATTTCAAATGAAAGGCAATGCAGCACCGCCAACACCAGAAGGTGGTGGTGACTATTTCAAGAAAGGTGAGTTTATGTTTTTTGGTTCTTATATTTATTGGCGTGATGATAATGGTGATTATCATCGAGTTCAAGGCAACACACATCATCCTGATTAATGCCAAAGATGCCACACAAAGTTTATTCATTTAAAGATGATAAGCCAAAGAAAAAAAAGAATTGGTTGAAGGACCAAGCGGATTTGAAGTTTTACAACACATCACGTTGGCGAAAATTATCACTTGCATATAAAATGCAACATCCAGTGTGTGAGGTTGTGGATTGTCATCAATCATCATACTACACTGACCACATTGTTCCAGTGTCTGATGGTGGTGATAAATGGGATGAAAACAACTTCCAAGCATTGTGTCGATCATGCAATGCATCAAAAACTGCTAAACAAAGTAAAAAAGTTTACACTAATAAATTTGATTGATAGTACAAATTTGCATAAATGATTGGAGGTGCTATTTATCAATTGCTAAATGTTACATCAATAACAAGTATAGTTGAGCAATTGAACTATGGACTTGCAGCACAAGAAAATTTGTTTCCTCGTGTTATTATAACCGAACAATCCACACCTGAAAACTTTAAGGATGGATACTCAATAATAAACCACGATGTTGAAATAAATATTTTTGCAAGTAAAGTAAAAGATGGTAATGGCGGATTTGCTGAAGCATCAAATATTGCTGACCAAATTGATTTGATTTTAAATCGTTACAAAGGTGTAAGCGGTGGCAAAACAATTCAGCAAATTTATTTGTCCAATCAAGAAATAATGTTTGATAGCACTTCGCAATGTGCGAGGGTGATCATGGAATATAGTGTAAGAGAAAGTATTTAAAAAATGACAATAGAAGAATTAGTTGCTTTAAAAGGCGGAAAGTATGCAGATAATGGTGCGGTTGTGACTGGAACTGTTGAAACAAATTACAGATTTTTAGTGGTTAATGATGATGTGGTTTTTACTTCATTAACTGATGTTTTAGACAATAACATTCTTTCGGAATGGGGATTGACTGGAAAGACATTAACCAAAGGGATGGTGATTGCTCCAGCGAGTGAACGACCATTTAAGACTGTAAATGTTGCAAGTGGCTCTGTATTATTGATCAAGCTTTAATGATTGGGTTTGGCGTTCAATATAGTGCGATAAAGACATTCGATTCAATTGGTCGGATACTTTTTGAGGCATACAAAATAAGAGTGTTAGCTGACGGAGGTGTGGTTGAAAACCGAAGTTGTGTAGTTAAAAGTTTAAATAGAATCAAATGAGCATATTAGACAAAGCAAGTTTAATCCAAATACCAAGTGGATATAAATCAACAAAACTATATTCATTAAGACCAAGCAACGGAACTGGCGATTTCACCTTTGCACGTTCATCAAGCGGCACGCGTGTAAATAGTGATGGGTTGATTGAAACCGCTCAAGTAGTTAGCACAACGGAATTAGTAACGAATGGAGATTTTGCTACGGATAGTGATTGGAGTAAAGGAACTGGTTGGACAATTAGTGGCGGTACTGCGAATAATAATGGAGCAAGTGGCTCTAATAATTTATCTCAAAGTAGTATTTTAGTAGTTGGGAAAAAATATAAAATAGACATAACTGTTTCTAATTATGTTTCTGGTAATGTTCAAGTTTCAGCAGGGGCATCCCCAAGAGATACAATGACTGCAAATGGAACTTATACTTTTTACCAAACTTGCACACCTAACAACAACTTTTACATTATTGCAAATTCATTCAATGGCTCAATCGACAACGTATCAGTCAAAGAAGTATTTGAAAACGATGTTCCTCGCTTGGATTATAGCGATGGAAGTTGTGCGTGTTTATTACTTGAAGGGCAGAGAACGAATTTATTGACGTATTCAAACGATTTTACTCAATGGACAATACAAAGCGGTGTTACTGCTACACACAACACTACTGAAACATTAAGCCCCGATGGTACAAATAACGCAACAAAGTTTGTAGGAAACGGAACTTCAGGAGTATTAAAAAGTGCTCCAGTTACGGGAGTTGTGGCAAGGTCTATATATTTAAAAAGTGTAAGCGGTACAGTTAACGTAATTTTAAAAGACCCAATATTTACAGTTACGCAAAAAAGTTTGTCAGTTACGACAGAATGGCAAAGATTTGACCTTATAGAAGATAACACACACTCAAGCACTCAAGGTCTTTGGGTTGACGATATACCATCAAGCGGAATATATATGTGGGGAGGACAACTTGAAAGTGGCGATTATAGCACTTCGCTAATCAATACAAGCGGAAGCACAGTAACTCGCACCGCCGATGTCTGCACCAATGCGGGTACTTCTGCGACGTTTAATGACTCGGAAGGTGTATTGTTTTTTGAGGGTAGTACACTTGTTGAAAGTGGAATTACGCGAGTTATTTCAATAAGTGATGGCAGCACATCAAATAATATTTATTTTAATTTTAATCAATATTCTAATAGTTTTAATTGCGAGGTATTATCAGGTGGCTCAAGTCAATTTAATCCTTCTGTTACGATGACAAAAGTAAATAACAATAAAATTGCTTTAAAATACAAAGCTAATGATTTTGCTCTTTGGATTAATGGAACAGAAGTAGCAACCGACACAAGTGGAAGCACACCTACTGGATTAGATAGATTAAATTTTGATTTGGGTCAAGGAAGTTTTGATTTTGAAGGAAAGTGCAAACAATTAATGACCTTTAATGAGGCATTGAGTGATGAGGAACTATCGGATTTGACAGGACAGGTAAACTTGAGTTTTAATAATTTAGCAACATTCTACGGATATACAATATTATAATGGCAGAACCAACAATACAATTAGGCGGCGGTAACTGGGCTGGAAAGTCAGACAACCTACTCGGATACTACAAAGAGGGTGAACGATTCTACAAGCAAGACTTCACATTCTCAAGAAGCACAACTGGAACATACACAGATAAAGAAGGCTATATTCAAGAAATGCCGTATAACCTTTTGACTTATTCAGAGGATTTTAGTCAATGGAGTCTTGCATCTGGAGGCAGTATTGATGTCAATCAAACTATATCGCCAGACGGAACGCAAAACGCAACCAAATTAAATACAACAAGTGTATCGTCAAGAGTTCAGCAATCTGTATCATTAAGCGGTATAAACACAATGTCTATTTTTGTTAAATACGCTGGTAGCGACGTTACTGTTAGATTTGAAAGAAATACAACAAACGACAGATGTAGTTTTGATGTTTCTTCGCAAGGTGTTGTATTTGATTCAGCAGAGAGCGGAATAATTAATTATAATATAGAACAATTTAGTAATGACTGGTACAGAATTTCTTGTAGTTATGACGGAGGTTCTTACTTTCAATTTAATGGTGATATAACTGGTGACGGTGGTTCAGTTTACATTTACGGAGCCCAACTCGTCAAAGGCACATCCGCAAAGACATATTTTCCAACGACAACTCGTTTAAATATGCCTCGCGTTTCCTACCTTAACAACTCCAATGGCTCACTCATTTTGGAGCCTCAGCGAAGTAATTTGATTACCTATTCGAGTGATTTTAGTAATACTTGGGCAAATGAACGTGTTACATTAACTGCAAACTTTACAACTTCGCCAGAAGGCGTAACAAATGGAACAAAATTAGCAGATAACACAGACAACGGTAGGCATAGGATTTATGTTTATAGCACTTTCACAAGTGGCGATAATTACACATTTTCGGTTTTTGTAAAGAAAAACTCAAGTAACAAATTTTTGTTAATAAATGCGGCTACCGCCTTTAACGCAAGAGCGGCTTTAAATCTGGAGACATTAGAAATAACCAACATAAACGGAAGTAATGGAAAGGTTGAAGATTATGGTAATGGATGGTATAGATTTTCTGTAAGTGGTCAAGCCAGTAACACTGGTTCAATACCTTGTTTTATACAAATGCAAAACAGCCCATCTGATGTTAACTATATAGGCGATGGTAGTTCATTTTATATATGGGGTGCTATGCTCGAACAAGGCAGCTACCCCACCTCGATAATAAATACTTCAGGCTCATCCGTTACAAGAAATGCGGATGCGTGTGAATTAACAAACGTTGCGGATAGAATAAATTCAAGTGAGGGTGTGTT